CCTTTTGCAGCTTATACAATAGCTAATAAAGGTGTTTACAAACATAATTCAGAAAACGCTACAAATGTAGAAAAAAACGAAATAGATTTCTTAGTAGAAAAAGAAAGAGATATAGCAGAACACTATACACAAAGATTTATAGATTATATGTGTTTTCAACAATCAGAGTATCCAGAGTACACTTCTAATTCTAATAATGATATGAACCCTGATACTAATAATTTTTATGGTAGCTGGGTTTTATAAATGGAGAAAAAAAGAAAGAAAGTAGGTAATTATAAACCTAAAGAACAGAACAAAGAAAAATTACAATTATTCTTAATAAAGTTAGAAAAAAATGGGCTTGAACTTCCAAAACATTAAAGGCGATACTTTCGAACAAGTAAACTTTGAAGTTAAAATTAATGATGTAGCTGTAGATTTAACAGATGCAATTATTCGTATGCAACTTAGAAAAGAATATGGTGGTGTAATTGCTTTATCTTTAACTTCAGTTGCTAATGCTGGTATAACTATTACAACTCCTGCAAGTGGTTTGTTTAAAATAAATAAACAAGTTATAGATGTAGCACCTTATAATTACATTTACGATATTGAAATTCATTTTGATAACGGAGATATTAAAACTTGGATCAGTGGTAACTTTCTAATTTTAGCAGATGTCACAAGATAATATAAATATAAACATAGAAGAAACTAACGATATTGTAAATATTGTAAGTTCGGAAGTAACTGAACTTATTGATATTAATGTTGGTGAAACTGTAGAAGAAGTTACTTTAAATATTACTGAAGAAATTATTCAGGTTAATATTAATAAAATTACAGGTGGTGGGGGAGATCAAACTTTAGCTCAAACACTTGTTTTTGGTAACCAAACAGATGGTACTGATATATTTTTAAATAATGAAGATTCTTTATTATTAGAAAATACTTCTAGTTTAAAAAAAGGAACTTATAATTTTGGTGGTAATGGTGGTATTTCTCGTATATGCTCAAATAATTATGAGGATATGTGGCAAGATGGATTTAGACACGTATTTGACCAAAGTGGGTTTATAAGAAATTCAACTAATTGTTTTAATATAGTACCTGATGTTTCTTTTGATGTTACATTAAGATTTAAAATTGGTTCTATTTGGACTTTAGATGATGGTACTAATTACATTTGTACAGATGCAACTGAAGGAGCTGCTGTTTGGGAACTTTACAATGTAATACCTACAAATACAAGTGATTTAAATAACGATAGTAATTTTGTATCAGATGCTAGTTATGTACATACTGATAACAATTTTACTACTGCAGAACAAACTAAATTAGCAGGTATTGAAGCAGGTGCTGAAGTTAATGTAAATGCTGATTGGAACGCTACTAGTGGTGATGCACAAATTTTAAATAAACCTACAATACCATCATTAACAGGATATGTACCTTATACAGGTGCTACTGCTGATTTAGATTTAGGAACTTATAATTTAACTGCAGACCATATTGCATTAAATGTAAGTCCATCAGGTGCTGGTTTTGTTGTAGGTGCTACTGAATGGAATAACACAATAGGTTCAAGTCAAACACTTTTAAAAGGTGGGAATGTAACTTTAAAAAATGGAGTTGATTTAGTTGCAAGAATAGTAAATAAAGTAACACCAAATACTACACTTACAAAAGCAGCGTATCAAGTAGTTAAAGTTACTGGAGCTCAAGGTCAAAGATTAGCAGTTGATTTGGCTCAAGCAAATAATGATAATAATTCAGCTGATACTTTAGGAGTAGTTACTGAAACTATTGCTACTAATCAAGAGGGTTTTATTTTGACAGTAGGTCAAATTGAAAATATAAATACAACAGGTAGTTTGCAAGGTGAAACTTGGGCTGATGGTGATGTACTTTATTTAAGTCCTACTACAGCAGGTAAAATGACTAATATAAAACCTACAGGTGCAACTGGTCATATTGTTGTTTTGGGATATGTAGAATATGCACACTCAAGTCAAGGTAAGATTTATGTAAAAATAATGAATGGATGGGAATTAGATGAATTACATAATGTTTATATTTCTAGTATCGCAGATAAACAATTATTAAGTTATGATAGTGCTACATCACTTTGGAAAAATAAAAGCGTTACAACGGCTGATATTGCAGATAGTACAAATAAGCGTTATGTTACAGATGCTAATTTAACTACAATAGGCAATCAATCAGGTACTAATACAGGTGATGAAACTACTTCTACAATAAAAACTAAATTAGGTGCAGCAACTACTTCTGTTGATGGATATTTAACTTCTACTGATTGGACTACTTTTAATGCAAAACAAAACGCTTTACTTGATATTGCATCAGTTCAAGATAATGGAATATATAGTACATTTATGAATGGTGCTATTTCTTATTTTTTAGGAGGTATTGGGGCAGCAACTTTTAATAATTTAAGAATAAACAGTAATTTTTTATTATCAGGTAATACTGCATATTTTAGTAATTATGCAATACAATTTAGTACGACTGCAACGGCAGGAACATTAGCTTGGCAAAGGGGAGTTCCTTTTTATCACTTAGGTAGAAGTTTATTTAGATTTCAACCCAATGCAGTTTCGTCAGATGCAAGGTATTTTGTAGGGTTGTCAAATTTATATCAGGTATCAAACCCAACAAATGTTGACCCAACTACATTAACACAAACCATTGGAGTAGCCAAACTTTCAACATCAGCAAATTTGTTTATAATTCATAATGATGGAACAGGAACTGCAACAAGTGTTGATTTAGGAGTTAATTATCCCGCTACTTCAAATTTATATATTTATGATATAAAAATTACTTCAACAGGCTCATCATCACCAACATCAAGCGGGGGGGTATATACAGGGGTAACAGTTAGAAGAACAACAGTATCAACAGGTGCTACTATAAGTACTGACTATACTGTTCCAGGTAACTATCCAGCAGGAGGTATAAATCCTGCTTTATGGATAACAAACAATGCAAGTGCTGTGGCTAATTCACTTTATTATTTTGGAGCAATAACATATAACAGTACTATATAATATGAGATATTTTCAAACTAAAAACGGAGTTACAATAGATGAAAATAGGAATATAATTCCTATGGATGAATCTAATGCAATATATCAAGAATATTTAGCTTTTCTTAAAGCAGATGGAACAGTTGAACAAACTGATTTGCTATCTGATTTTGAAATTGATTTAGTTAAAACTGAAGCTATTGATAAATTAAAAAAAGAATGCTACAACGAACTTGCTTTAACTGATTGGTATTTTGTAAGAAAAATTGATATTGGTGTTGAAGTACCTAAAGAAGTTATAGAACAACGAAATGAAATAAGAAAAAAATATAATGATTTAATAAATGAAAACATATCTTAATTATTTTCTTACAGGTTTAGTATTATTTTTTGCACCTATTCAAGGATTGCTTATTGCAGTAGCGTTTGGGATAATGTTAGATACATTTACGGGTATCTTTAAGAGTATAAAGTTAAAAGGGTTGCAGTCTATCCGATCTCGTACTTTATCTAATGTTATCTCTAAAATGCTATTATACCAAGTATCTATTATTAGTTTATATACTATTGATAAATATCTTTTAAATGAATTAGTAAACTTACACTTTAGCACTCAATTTTTATTTACAAAGTTAATAGCTATTATTTTAGTGTTTATTGAATTAGTTTCAATTAAAGAAAATATAGAAGAAGCTTTAAATATAGATATTTGGAAGTTACTTAAAAACCTTATAAGAAGAGCTAAAGAAGTTAAAACAGATATAGATAGTTTAAAATGATAATAACTAAAAACTTAACATTACAGGAATTAATAGATTCTAATACTGCAAAAGCTAAAGGAATTGATAATAGCCCTACTAATGATCATTTAAGAAATTTAATTGAAATAGCTAATAATATCTTTCAACCTTTAAGAGATGGTATTGGTAAGCCAATTAGAATTTCAAGTGGTTATAGAAGTGAAAAGTTAAATAAAGTTGTAGGTGGATCTAAAACATCACAGCACAATAAAGGTCAAGCTTTAGATTTAGTTGCTACTACAGGTTTTACTAATAAAGATATATTTGATTATATTAAAAAGCATTTAGAATTTGACCAAATGATTTGGGAGTTTGGTACAGATAAAAACCCTGACTGGGTACACGTTTCTTATAATAAAGGTAAAAACAGAAAGCAAGTACTTAAAGCAATAAAAAAAGATGGTAAAACTGTATATATTAATTATTAGTTTATTTTTATTTAGTTGTGGTAGCAGAAAAGCTATTGTAAATAAAGCAGAAATTAAACAAGAAACTTCAAAAGAAACTACTACAACTTTAATTGATAGTAGTAATGTTACTATTAAATACGATGTAACTACAGATTTACTTACTGTATTTGCTAAAGATACTTTAAAACCATTTACTTATAATGGTAATACTTATTTTAATGCTGTTTTAAGACACGAAAAGAAAAAAGATAACACTTTATATAGTAAACAAAATAATGTTAAATATAAGCAAGTAATTAAGTATTTAACTAAAACTGTTACTGTAACTAAAACTAAAGAAGTAATTAAAAAAGAAAGTTATTTTAAATACATTTTATTTTTACTATTATTAGTAGCTGTTTACTTAGCTAATAAATACAAAAAATACTTTAT